CTGGTGCTTAGATCCTCTGCCACGCGGCCCCCAGCTAGTCTGGATTGCGTGGTGAGGGGAGGTGGTACTCCACCCGTCACTTTCGGGCATAACGCCAAGCTCGTGCAGCCACAGCTAAGTTTACAGACCGCTGCAGGTCCCAAATCCGCTATTCACCTCCTTTCCCAAGGGGCTTCAGCTGGCATGTAGCGGGTAAGCAGAGGCCAGCCTATCTCAATCTCCCTCCCGTGATAGAGAAAACGGGGTTGTGTGTTCCGCCCTCAAACGGGGCCGGTCTCCCAAGAGGACAGCCCTCGACTACGCCTTTCACTGGTGTCTATGATTTCAACCGCATCATATCATCCGACTTCATGCACTTCTTTTAAGAGGCAATGTTCCAATAGGTTTGGGTACGCACTGATTCACCTGCAACAGTTGCACTTGGTTAGTTAACGTGATTCCACTGTAAAGAGTTGGCCGACACACGCCCCTACGGCTTTATGTGTGCCCCACCCCTCTGCCACCCGAAGGGCGCGTCATGGGTTTTCGGCTTCTTTTGGGCGCTTAGTGTGGTTCGGCGGGTATCGCCACCGGTTACCCGGTGCCCAGAACCTTTCACCACTAGAGGATGCAAGGGCCGTGGTTTTCCACGGACCGCATTCTAATCTCTACGCCAGCTACAGTCTTGTCTTCTAACTAGTTACCTGAGACAGGGCTAGATTCCCCTCCGAACCGCGGCCTCCTCCACGGCAGGAACAAAGGTTGGTTCCCCCAGCTTCGACTCCGGCCTACACAGCAATCGCACTTGCCCGCCTTCGGCCTGTCTTGCGTTGTGCACTCCATCTTATCTTTTGAGAAGAAATGCCACCAGTTACACCACGGCTACTCGCAATTCGCCCACCATGCCGCTTGACATAAATGGGTACGCGATTAGTAGAGCCGCTCACCGTAGCTCGCACAGGCAGGGATCCTTATCTATCCCATGGTCGCTCAATATCCCCGCATTCGCTAGACGGGGTATTTGAGATACCTACCTCGAGTTACAACATCCCGCATCGGTACGGGTACACACAAGGCAGTCAGACTAATGGTTGGTGCTTCATCGCTTGTTGTTCTCAAGCATCCACAGTAACCATGTCGACATTTAATTTGCCCGGAAAAGGCGCCTTTACACTGCGTAGTAGTTTTACCTACTCGCATCGAATGTGGC